AGGACACAGACGTTTACCTCTGCAGGCGCAAGCGTTTTATATGCAATAACTGTAAACGGTACTTCTACGACCTTTGCGTTAGGCGATGCGTTGACATCAACAGCAGCGTTTACCTTAACACTTGGTGCGCTTAATTTAAACGCACAAGCATTAACAAATAGTACGTTCTCATCCACAGGGTCAAGCGTCAGGTCTATTGCCTTTAACAGCGGCACAATGGCTGTATCCGGTGCGACCTTTACTGCGTCAGGCTTTAACTTCAGCACTAGCGGCTCAGGCACAATTAGCATGACTTCTGCGTCGTCTAAAACCTTTGCCGGTGGCGGGTTTTCGTACCCCACGTTAAATCAAGGTGGGGCAGGTACGCTAGTCATTACGGGGGCAAACACGTTTGCCAATATATCTAATACTGTGCAGCCTTGTACAATTACTTTTCCCGCATCAATTAATACAACTGTTAGTAATTTTAATGTAAACGGTACGGCGGGTAATTTAGTAACAATTAACTCTAGCACCCCTGGCACACGTTTTAATTTAGTAAAAATTTAACCGATATATAAATTGCGTTTTTTATTGTAAGGAAAAAATATGGAAATGCTTCGCCCTTTAGCAGATGCCGAATACCCTGCTGATTCTGACACAACTAGCGGCACCGCAGTAACGCTAGGCCCTTGGAACGCAGGGCCTCAAGGCGTTGTTGTTTGGTGTACCCAAGACGCATACATTACTGTTGGTGTTGGCGTTACTGCTACAACAGCTAGCACCGCAATCCCCGCCTATACGCCGATTCCGTTTTACGCACCTCAAGACGGAACTAATCAACCTTGGCGAGTAAGCGCTTTACAGGTATCGACTGGCGGCACAGTTTACGCCAAGCCGATTAATATTCGATGAGTTGGGGCGTTGGCTTGCGCACAGGCGTTGCTATTGGGCTTGGCAGTATTGTTTCTTTCTTTTCGGGCTACGGTCGAGATCAAGAATTTAACAATCTTATTACCGAGTCAGGCGACAACTTAGTACAAGAAGATGGCGCATTCATTTTAGTTTAAGGAATTATCATGGCTGACACAAAGATTAGTGGTTTACCCGCCTCGACTACCCCGCTTGCGGGAACCGAGGTATTGCCTATTGTTCAAACAGGCGTTACAAAACAAGTATCAGTTGCAAACTTAACTGATGGTCGGGCAATTACAGCCGCGTCAGCCATTATTTCTGGGCAGATTATTCAAGGAACATCAACGGGCGCAGTAAACGGTTCGTTACAGTTAAGAAGGAATATTACAGGCGGTGCAACAGCTTATGTTGCAGGCATTTCTGCAACTGTTCAATCTGACGTTACAGGTCAAGCCTCTGGGTTTAGCTCATTCATTAACACCGCTGCCGCTAGCTTCACACTCCCACTTTTAAAGCACTACAACGCCCAGCAAGGCACGATTGGTGCTACGTCTGCTGTTACAAACCAATACGGTTTTTTTGCAGACTCGTCACTTGTAGGCGCAACTAACAACTACGGCTTTTATAGCGACATAGCCTCTGGAACTAACCGATTTAACTTCGCCGCTATCGGCACAGCAGCCAATGTCTTTGTAGGCACAACGTCAATTGGTGGTGTAGTAGGCTCAGAGTCTTTGCGAGCCACGCCTGTTGCGAGTGCTGTAAATTATGTAAGTGTAATTGGTGCAGTGACTACAGGCGCACCCGTATTATCAGCAGCAGGATCAGATACAAACATTGGTATTACGTTAACGCCAAAAGGCACGGGCGTTGTTACTGTGTCATCAGACGCTTTAGTTAATGGGATTACCATCGGCAAAGGTGGTGGCTCACAAGCTCAAAACAATGCACTTGGTTCAAATACACTAGGTCGTAACACCACGGGCAATCAAAATACAGGTGCGGGTTTAAATAGTTTATTTTTTAATGTGACGGGTAGTTCAAATACCGGCTTTGGTCTATCTACATTGGTCAGTAACACAACAGCCAACGGTCAAACGGCAATTGGTGCGGGGGCATTGAGTTCTGCAACTACTAACGTAGCAACTCTTGGCGCAATCACGGCAGGATCAGGGTACACAAACGGGACTTATACCGCCGTTGCAATGTCTTTCGTTAGTGGTGCAGCATTTAACACTTATCCAACTGTCACGGTTGTTGTAGCAGGCGGTGTTGTTACAACGGTCACATTAGTGACTGCTGGCGTTGCCGCAACGTCAACGGCAGCTACCGTTTTAACAGTCGCAGCAGCCCTGATCGGCGGTACAGGCTCAGGATTCAGTATTCCTGTAGCCACGTTTGCAACTGCTTCAACAAACACGGCAGTTGGAGTTAATGCAGGTAGTGCATTAACCACAGGTAGTAACAATTTAATCCTTGGCAACACTGCTGCGGCTTCTACTACAACCGTCAGCAACGAAATCACGTTAGGCAATAGCTCAATCACGGCGTTTAGAATCCCAGGACTTACAATCACGGCGGGCGCAAAGTACATGAACTTTGGTTCGTCTACTGTCGCGTTATTAGCAGCAGCGGCAACGGCAGGACTCGGTGCAAGGGCGTTTGTAACCGATGCTTTAGCGCCGGCATTTGGCGTAGCAGTTACAGGCGGTGGGGCGGTTGCTGTACCTGTTTATTCAAACGGCACAACTTGGCTAGTAGGCTAGATAAATGAAAACTATTAACTTAAATTTACCAGTCGAGGCAGTTAATTCAATCCTTCAAACGCTTGGTCAATTGCCAACATCTAGCGGGGCGTTTCCGTTAATGGTTGAAATTAAAAAACAAGCCGATGAGCAAATGAAATCTAACGAATCAATTCCACAGGTGCAGCTATGAACTGGATTATTAACGCTCTTTCCGTTGTAAACGTACCAGAACCCGAAACCGTGGCAATGAGCAACTTTACCATCAGCGACACGCAAGACGGCTTGACTGGCTCGGTGACGTATGCGGTTAATTTACTACCCGCCGACACTAAAAACTTCATCCCCTACGCCGATATTACCCAAGCCGAAGCCGTGCTTTGGACGCAAGATGCTTTGGGCGTTGACCGTGTGGCAGCAATGGAAGCCGAAGTTCAGGCGCTGATTGATGCACAAAAAGTGCCATCGCCCCAACCTGAACCGTTGCCGTGGGTTGCCGCAGAGTAAAGTTAAGAATATAATTATCGTACTGGTGCGAACCATCAGGGTTTCTTAGGAAACAAAAATGTCAGAAGAAGTAAGTTCAGCGGAAGTACCCGCGCCGGAATTGGAAGCTACGGTAGCCCCAATCTCTGAAGTACAAACGCCGGAGGCTACAGAGCCTAAAACGTATACGCAAGAAGAATTTGACGCTTTAGCGGCAAAACAACGAGCGCTATACGAAAGAGATAAACGAAAGTGGGAAAGGGAAAGGGAACGAGTTCAACCTGTTGTGCAACAAGCACCGGTTACGCCTGAACAGTTTGCCTCAAACGAAGATTATGTCGAAGCATTGGCAGAACAACGTGCGGAGCAAAAACTAGCAGAGCGTGAGCAGCGCAAGCAGCAGACTGAAATACTCGATGCCTATCACGACAAAGAAGAAGAGATTCGAGCCAAATATGACGACTTTGAACAAGTCGCCTATAACCCGAATTTACCAATCACCACCGTGATGGCCCAATCCATTCAGGCCTCGGACATTGGCCCCGAAGTGGCATACCACTTAGGTGCAAACCCCAAGGAAGCTGAACGGATCTCTCGACTATCGCCTATCTTGCAAGCCAAAGAGATTGGTAGGATTGAGGCTCAGTTAGCCGCAAACCCACCTGTTAAAAAGACATCAAACGCACCATCGCCGATTTCACCTGTATCAGCCCGTACGACAGGCTCGCCGTCATACGATACGACTGATCCACGTTCTATCAAGTCAATGTCCACGTCAGATTGGATTGAGGCAGAAAGAGCAAGGCAGGTAAAGAAGCAAGAAGCGCGTAACCTCCGCTAACTTATTTAGGAATTATCATGGCAAACAGTATTCTTACCATTGACATGATCACCCGTAAATCCCTCGAAATCCTCGAGAACAACTTGGTGATCAGTCGCAACGTCAATCGTCAGTATGACGATTCATTCGCCGTTGAAGGCGCAAAAATCGGTTCAACTCTGCGTATCCGTTTACCCGACCGCGCTTTGGTGACCGACGGTGCCGCCCTGCAAGTTCAGGACGACAACGAACAGTTCACAACTTTGACTGTGTCAAGCCAAAAGCATATCGGTGTTAACTTCACCTCTGCTGAATTGACTATGCAGTTAGATGACTTCGCAGAGCGTGTTCTCAAGCCCCGCGTTTCACAGTTGGCATCAAGCGTTGACGCTGATGTTGCGACTGCCTACAAAGGCATTTACAACTCGGTCGGCACCCCAGGCACCGTCCCCTCAACGTCTTTGGTTCTGCTCCAAGCTAACCAAAAACTCAACGAGTTTGCGACTCCAATGAACCCACGTTATGCGACTGTTAACCCAGCCGCCAACGCCGGTCTAGTTGAAGGCATGAAAGGTCTGTTTAACCCAACCGGCACTATTAGCCGCCAGTTCAAAAACGGCATGATGGGCGAAGGCATCTTGGGCTTAGACGAGATCAATATGTCGCAGTCGATTGTGCAGCACACAACCGGTGTCACACCAACTGCTCCAATCGTGGCAACTGCCGTGACTGCTCAAGGTGCTACATCGTTGGCAATCAGTTTCACAAGCGGCTCACCCACATTCAAGATTGGTGATATTTTCACAATCGCCGGTGTGTTTGCTGTTAACCCACAGACCCGTCAGACAACTGGTTCGCTCCAGCAATTTGTCGTAACTGCTGACGTAACTGTTTCGTCAACAACTACTGCAACTCTGTCAATCAGCCCACCAATCTACACTTCAACTAACGCTTTAGCGACTGTGAATTCGTTCCCTGCAGCTAGCGCCGTGTTGACGTTCTTGGGTGGTTCAGCAACAGCTTACCCGCAAAACTTGATTTATCACAAAGATGCGATCACGTTAGCGACTGCTGACTTGTTGTTGCCACAAGGTGTTGACATGGCTTCACGCCAAGTCCACAACGGAATCTCGCTGCGTATCGTGCGTCAGTACGATATTAACAACGACCGTATGCCTTGCCGTGTGGACGTCTTGTACGGCTTTGCTGCAATCCGTCCTGTGACTGCCGTCCGACTTTGGGGCTAAACAAATGGGGGCTTATGCCCCCGTTTCTAAACTTTTTTAAGGAATTATCATGAGTCTTCCTAATGGCGCTGGTGGCTATCAACTTGGTGATGGCAACGAAACCGAAATTAACATGGTCACGCAAGTGACTCCTACAGCTAAAACAGCCGCAGCCACTCTGACTGCTGCTGAATTGGCAACTGGCATTATCACTTATAACGGCGCAGCCGTTGCTTTGACGATGCCTTTGGGTGCTGATATTGACGCAGCGTTCTCATCCC